CCAAAATCTGAGAGGCGTGCACCGCCCCATCGTCGAGTGACGAAGGGTTTCGGTTCACCAGAGTCTCTTAGGGAGTGCATTAGTTTCCTAAAAAGGAAACTGTCACCCTTCAATCCCTTTGGTATTACTACCAAGCGATTGAATTTCCACGAACAGTTCTGATACCGGGAAACTGGTAACGGAACGTGTTTGTACGAGTCAAAGTTTTCATCAGAAAGCGGGCCGACAAAGTTAGAAAACTCTGTTGGTATCCACTTCTCGATGAAGGAGCAAACTTTGAACTCGAAACCCATTGTGCGCAGAGATAAGGTCCTGCGAAGACGATTTGCATCGCTCCACAGACCCATCACGGTGCTTGGATTGGAATCTAAGAAAATCGGTCTAACAGATGTGCCACTTAACCAGTCTGCGCCACATGACTCACGAAACGGTCCCTCAGTGAAGGATTTATCGTGGTTCAATGAAAAGCCGCAAAGGTTAAGCATTTGGATGACCAACTTAGAAGATGACTGGCGGCAAATGATATCATCGCCGAAAACAGCAATCTCTTCCTCGTCGAAGCATCCCTTGAGCTCCTTCTGAACAGCAAAACAAATCGCTGCAAAGATGGCAGACTCAAGTGCGAAGGTAAAACCATTCCCCATGGATGAAATCTTCTCGTAAGAGAAAACTTCACCATCACACTCGCCAACCGGCGAACGCAAAGAAAGGAGGTGGCTATACCATTGAGGTGGCAGTAGCAAACGACACACTTCTAAAGAAATAGTGTCAGATGCAGCTGCTAGGTCAAGTGTCACAAAGGGATCGACTCCCGAGTGAAACTTTGAACCTTCCCACGCAAGTCTCTGGTTCTTAGTTTGGTCATCAAGGTTAACTCCCCAACGTTTAAGACGTCGGCGAATATAACCATCAATGCCTAACTGAAGATACAGATTCAAGCATGGCTCAATCGCAATAGATCTGTCAGTACGACAGGTCTTAGGCACGAAGGTGATACGGTTGCCAGGAACGATGTTAATAACGGATGACCAAAAGACTTCCTGATCCAGAATTCGCCATGGTTCGATACCATGTTTTTCGCGATAATCTGCCTCAAGAGCTCCTAGCCACCGTTCATCGTTCTGAATGGCAAACCGCGCAAAACGCAAGGCACCGCTTGTACACGAGTAGGGCCACGACTTGTATTTGTCATACAAGGAGATACGCCTTTCCTTAGTGTCCAAGTTGGACCCTGGTCCATGACGCGACCATAACGTCAAACTACTCTCTGCCGGCAACGTTTCACCGAGCAGACTACTCAAAAAGCTCCTTGCATATGTGTAACAGTTAAGCAGGGGGCCTTCCGGTAAGTTCATCAATGTCTTAGATCCAACAGAGTTGAATTCAAGACACGATGTCTCCGCATTTCTGAATTTCTCCAGAGCTGTGGTACGTCGGGATTTACTATCCGACGCAAACTGGAATTTTTTGAGCAGGGAACTTACCTGGTAGCCAGCAAAAAAGAAGTCCTTGCCGGCCTCCAACGAGGGCATACTCTGTGCACCCCATT